AATAATGCCAGGTGGTATACTAAGTGGACACGACTACACTGAAGGCAACCCACAGAAAGGACACATATACGGTGTTATACAAGCAGTAAACGAATTTGTTGAGGAATACGATTTAGAACTACACACCACAGATGAAGAATATGCTACTTGGTGGGTAACTGTGTGAACATAATTGTAACCAAGTTTTACACTGTAGAAGACCACACCAAATGGTATGGCGATAGGTCAAACGAAGCCGATCTAGAACAAAACTATAGCGAAATGATTGAAGTAATGAAAGACAGTGCTGTGCAGTATGTTGAAGACCTAGATGATATTGTAGTACACACAGGCACTGTTACTGATATTAGAACAGCATTTGAAAAGCACTATTGGGAAGTGCGAGAGTTGTGGAAAGCAGGACACAACATACTGTATGTAGACGCTGATGTATTGTTTACTAAACCACTAAAGATATTTGGAGAATTTGATGAATTTAAAATGTTTAACTACACAGATCCACGCAGTCTTGATCAACATCCTTATGTTTTTGAACATTTCTTCAACTGTGGCATAAGATATTATCCTAGTGGGATGAGCGAAGATACTTGGGCTATTGGTGATGCTGGATTTACTGATATGGATAGAACGCATTGGGATAGCGAACAGCGAATATACAATGATATGCTGTGGAGTAACGGTAGTGTGTTAGAAGACCACCTAAACCCAGGTTTAGCATATCAATTAGTAACTGGTAACACAGAAAACGATAACGATTTTAATGGCATCTCTATAAATGATGCTAAAATTATACACATACACGGCAGTAGAGGCAGTGGCAACAGATTAAACATAATGAAAGCACTCAAACAACACACAACAAGGAAAACTATGAATAACATAGCACACGATGTAATGTATCGAATGACATATAACACAGGTAAAGGTGATACATTTACCACAGTAGCAAACTTTTGTGCCAACACCCCAGAAGAATTACAATTACAAGTAGCAAGGCATTGCAGTCGTTATGGAGTAATTGGTAAGCAAGAAATATCACCTGCTGATTTAGAATTTGAAGACTTAATTGATGACTAAACAATGGCACGGTGGCAAAGGTTCCCAAAGGCGTAACACTAACAATAAAGCATACGCTGACAATTGGGATAAAATATTTAACAAGGAGAAAAACAATGGCAATGAGTCAAGCGAAATTAGCAAAGAAAAGAGCGGCAAAGAATCTAAAAAGAAAGGGTAAAAAGTATAACCCTAACAAAAGGGTAGTTAAACAGCCTCTAGACACACTGGTATTATAACTATTGCGTATAAATGACACAAAATGCTGTAAATATCATAAATAGTATGGCTAGCAACATTTAAACAATATATTGGAGTTATATCTTGGCCAAAGGTTTCAACTATCTTAATTTTATCACCACAACCCACGACCTATACAATCGTTATCAGGAAGATTGGAACTTGGCAGTTAGATCATACTGGGGCGGTGTAGAATATCGTAACGGTAATTATCTAAAAGCATATGACATTGACTACACCACACCTAGTGATGTAATCAACACATATGATATGCAAGATGGTGTGCAAACAGCCGCATATCGCACTACTGTACAACCAGTAAACAGCAGACAAGAAGCAGACTCAGGAACACAGTACAACAGTAACTTTTATCAAGAAAAAGTAAACAATGTGCCTGTGTTACCGTACACAAGATTGTACACAGCAGAATATAATGCAATCTTATTTAGAACACCACCACAAAGAGAATTACCTTACACTGACGATGTACAAGACTTCGTTAAAGATGTAAGTGGAGAGGGTGAAAGTATAAATGAATTTATGAGCAAGGTCGACACTTATAGTACAGTGTTCGGCGTTGTTTGGGTAAGTTGTATCAAGCCTGCAGGAGCAGACTATGCAAGATGGAGAATGCACACACCGTTAGATGTAACTAACTGGCAATATGGTTACACAACAACAGGCGATTTAGAACTTAAAAAGATTGTGTTGAGAACTACCACTGAACCAGAAGTGGAAATACTACAATACATCACACCAGAAACTATTGAAACAGTCTTTGTTCCCTTCGACAAAGACACAGACATTGATGTACCGGAAGGTGCAGAATATTTAGAAGACGATGAAGGCAAAGGTCTTTACAGAATTACCCAAGAGAATGAACTGGGTTACATTCCTGTAAGACCCGTTTATCAAAGTACCAAGATTTACAATGGTATAGGTCATACGCCTATCTTTGATATTGCACAAATACAGAGAAGTATATATGGAGATTATGGGGAAATATACAGTAGCATTTCGTACGGTGCTCACCCTGTTACAGTATGTGATGAAAGCACATTAGCCAGAAACGACTTTAATGTAGGCGCAGAGCCCGGATCTGTTATAACAGTAGACTCCGCACTCAACGGGCAACCTAATTACACATTTGAGTTCAAAGCACCACCTCTAGATAGCATACAAGAGTTGCGTGAAATGGTTAATCAAAAGATTGACAAAATGAACCAAATTGCAATGGTGCGATCAGATGAATTGATCAAAGCATCACGCAGTGGTGTACAAATTGAAACATACGATAGCAAACTGGAAGCGTTTATACGCAAAAAAGCAACAAGCCTTGAGAATGTAGAGGCACACAGTTTATGGCCAATGTGGTTTGATTGGCAAAATCAAGCAATGCCAGAAGACTTAGCAGTTAGTTACAATAGACTGTACAGTCAAAAAGGTGTTGAAAACGAAATAACCGAACTAAACAAACTCATCGATGTGTACACAAAGTACAATGATATATTCGGTGAAGAAACAGTAGTAACAGACAAATTTAATACAGAAGCAGAAGCAGAGGCAAGAGCCGTTGAGTTAGGTGGAACAGGATTTCACACTCACCAAGAAGAAGACGGTACATATTATATGCCTTTTGAGACTCACGCTGAATATGAACTAAGATTAAGTGTACTAGGATTAACCAGTGCTGATCTTAGAAGTGATTTAAAAGAACAAATTAAACATAGACTATATCAACTAGTTGAAAGTACAAGCAGTGATAACAGTCTTTAAGAACATAGGTAGGGAAACATCAAGGTAGGTGTATAAAATAACCCTAAGAGTACAACAAATACGCATACTCTAGCGAATAATAGGAGAAAAAAATGACTGAAGAAGTCCAAGACACGGTAGTGCAGTCCGATAATACAGCACCGGTAACAGAATCCGCAGAATCAGCAGACACTATGTCAAATGATACAAATTCTGATAATATCGCAACACCTAGTGTTGAGATCAAAGACGGTAAAACTTATGTGAATGGTCAACGCCAATACAGCAGAGACGATACAAATAAGATAGCCGCCAATGCTAAACGCGAAGCAGAGAGCCGTTTTTTAAACGAACTCAATGTAGATAGTTTAGAAAGTGTTAAAAGTGTAGTGCAAACTCTACAAGATAGTACGCCAAACGAAGAAGGCAGTAGTCTCAATGTCGACTCATTAAGAGACGCAGTCCGAAAACGCGAAGCAACTGTTGAAGAACTCACAGCACAAGTAAACACTCTCAAGACTGAATTATTATTGAAAGACCATATGGGTCAATTGCAGGCAGCAATGCCAAACAACTGGTCCGAACAACAGCGTAGTGCTGTAGTTAAATTGATGCAGGCAGACAATATGTTAGCAGTGGAAGGGGATACTTTTGCAATCAGAAATGGTGCAGACTTCTTAACCACAGACGGTGAAACACCAGACTATGCTAAAGCAGTTGAAGTTGTCGGTAACAATTTAGGTTTATCATTTGGTAAAAAAGGTGTTGATATACAGTATGGGGAAACTACAACTGATGTTAGTTCAAGCAAGGTTAAACCGCTTGATGACAACAGAGTAAATACCGATGCTGAATACAGAGCGGCGTATATGAATATTCGCCAGTATCGATCTACTCCAAGAAGTCAGATCACCGATAGTATGGTGAAAAAACAAATGGAAAAAAGTAGAAATACATAAAAATAATTGTCATAACAAAGGAGAACTACAATGGCAGGAACATCAAGTAACTCAATTGAGCAGTTATATGCAGATATCGTAGCAGATTTAGTACCATACTATATGGACGCAGTCTTACTACCTAATCAAGACATTATAATGAACTCATATCAAATCGCAGGACAATCCGGCGATACATTAAGAATCCCATTAACTAACTCTTGGGCATCAGAAACAGCAACAGTTGTAACTGAAGGTCAAGGTATCTTAGCAAATGGATCACAATCAAATGTTGCACCAACAGCGGCTAACATCACAGTAGCAAAATACGGTGTTGCAACAAATGTAACAGAAGAAGCATTAGAAGACGGTGGTTTAGACACAGTTAGAAATGCAGTATTATCAAGATTTGCTGGAACACTTTCAGCAGCAGTAGATGACGCTGGACTATTAGCAGCATTTAACGGCGCAACATTAACTGACACAGGTGCAGGCTCAACAGCAGGTACTCACAAAGTTAACTTAGTAATGTCACCAGAAGCACTAGCATACGCTAGTAAGCGTGAACCAACAGTTAAAATGTGGTATAACCCTAACACTGACTCACACGAAATGCGTGGTACAGTAAGAGCAGGTTTCGGCGTATTGCGTGGTAACTTCATCAACCCAGTAACAGCAAATGCTAGTATTGGTACTTCTGATGCAAACATCACAGCAGTGGCTAAAGCAGTTGCAAACTTAAGACAAGCAAATGCACCAACAATGGGCACAGGACAATATGTTTCAATTATTGATCCATCATTTGAATTCGCAATCCAAGACCAAATCCTTAACTTAGGTGGTACTGGACTAGGATCATTAAGTGATGTCGGTAACAGAGCATTATTGCAAGGTCTAATTGGACAGGCTGCAGGTGTGACATTCTTTAGAAGTAACTCACTCCCTGACGCTAACGCTTAAGGATAATAGGAAGATACTATGGCATTTATAACAGTCGGCGGTAGCGTAACAAGTTACGCAGAATTTACAGATCTTTTACAAAAGGATCAAAGACTATTGGAAGCAAACGAAATCCAAGTACCAGCAGAATCTGATTTTGTTGATCAAACAGATTTCATTGAAGATTTGCTTACAAAAGCCACCGACCGTATTAATATCAAAATAAAAGCCAGTGGCTGGTGGATGGGATATCTCAATCGCACAGGCACCACAGTAAGCAACCCTGCTTTGTTACCTGACTTTAATCCTAATAGGATTATTACTCGTAAGCAGGACTTTACTGATGCCTGTGTGTACTATGCTTTATATTATTATCTTTTACCTCTTATAGGTGACTTCTCAACAGAAGAAAGCCAAGAAGTACAAAAGATTAGATACTACGAAGCAAAGTTCAATGATATCTTTAATGAACTACTAGCAATGGCTGATTGGTATGATGCAGACGGTGACGGTCTCGTCAATGATGATGAGAAGGCTTATACTTTTAGTACTGTTCGAAGAACAAGACGCAGAAGCGGTATAACGAGGATTAGTTAATGGCTATTAGAGATGATTTAATCACTCAAATTACTACTAACTTGTCAAGTTATACTAACTTCAAAGTCAGCAGTGAATTACCATTCGATTCGGGTGGTAACTCGCTGTATTTGAAGAACAAAAGAACTGTATATGTAGACGACCTCAGTGAGGAGCAAATACAATTATATCGTACAATAGACCAAGGAACGGTTTATCAAACGCAAACAATTGTAGAAGCATTCCTTACAGTAGATGCAAAGAATCAACCCACCGATATTGAAGATGTTATACAAGCAATCCTTAATGCAAAAAGTGTTGTCACTGATACTCAGTCAAATGAGGCAATAGTGGCAAGCGACATTGAAGATGATTATGTAACTTATACTTTCGAGTATACAATATTAAAAACTTAAACTAAGCAATAATACAGGAGAAATGAGATGGCTTTAATTAATGTGACCGATGGAGCACAAGCCAAATTAACATTAGGTAACACAGCACCAGACAGTGATGGACTTATAACAAACGGACTAGTAGTCCCATTTGTTCAAGACATTACAGTGAATGCAACTCCAGGAACAGTGAGATATTCGACTTTGGATAGCACTAGTTCTTCCGCATTTACAACTGTAAACGAAAACAGTATTTCACTCAACTTATTAGTTGACGAACAAATAATGTTTGGAAACGCCGCACTTACAACTAACTCAGTAGCCTTAAACGGACTATTCGATACAAGTGTAAGCAAAGAAGAAATTTTCTTTAGTGTAGCAATAACAGGAACTGGTACAACTGGTGATATTAATATCACTGGTAAAGGATTTATTGGTGGATTAGCACCAACCGCATCTATTGAGGGTGCAGTTTTCTTAAGTCCTTGTGAACTCATAGTTAATGGTGAACTGACCAAAAATGTCGAATCTTAATTGATTTAATTATAACTCCTCGTTCGCGGGGAGTTATTTTATATGCAGGATAGAAATATGGAACACAAATTTTTAAATTTATTTGTTGATGGTGTGTGGACTGGCAAGCCTGATAGAAGTATTAGGATTAACGGTGTTAAGCACGATATGGACAAATATGCAAAAGAACACGGTATTAAATTACCAGATTCGAAAAAAGAACCAAAAAAGAAAATACAGGTAAATAGTTATGCAGATATGGAACAGCAAGACCATTCCGGAGATAATGAAATCGATGGAAGCGGAGATAGCCAAAGCACAGAATGAATTGAGATGTGCAAGAGGCGATGTTGAAAAAGCATCAAGTAGAATAGCATTTTGTTTAAGTGCTATACACAATTTAAAAGATAGAGATATAAAGGAATAAAGATATGAATTTGAAAGATTTAGCACAAAAACCCACCCTAATTGAATTAAAAGTCACAGAACCCACAATTGTTGAGAAATACGGCGATGAATTATCGTTTTATGTGTACGACAGACAACCAATTGATGTGTTCGCAAAACTTGCAAGTATGCAAGAAGCAAACCCACTAGAATTTACCGATATGTTATCACAACTTATACTTGATGCTGACGGTAATCCAGTGATGGCTGAAGACAAAGTTTTACCAATCGATGTACTCACAGAGGCAGTTAAACTGATTGGCGACACACTGGGAAAGTAACAAGCCACGCTGTTGACGATAAGTCTGCAGAAACAAACTGGCTAGTACTAATTGATGCACTGGCAACAAAGTACGGATTGTTGCCTAGTCAAGTGTTATCTCAAGCAGACAGTTTTGATATTATGGTAATGGATGTTAGCACCGCATATAGGGAAATAAGTGAGGCTAAAGCAAGTGGTAAACCAATACCAACTAAATATATAAAACAACAAGATATAGAAGAACAATTTTTTAACATAACAGGTAGAAAAGGTAATGGGACTAAGGGTTGACACTAGAGAAGTAGACAAAATGTTCGAAGATCTAATAGATATGGACAAAGATGTTATGACGGATGCCCTTCCTAAGTTCAAAGAGAATACCCCTATTGCCACTGGTAATGCTAGAAAAAGAACCAAGTTAACACAAAGAAAGAAAAATTATACTATACACGCAAACTATCCATACGCAGGTAGGCTAGATGAAGGATGGAGTAAGCAACGACCTAAAGGAATGACAGCACCCACAGAACGAGATATCGATGATCTAGTGGTGCGATACATTAAGAGAGTAACATAATGGCTAAGAATATAGAAGTAACACTAACGCTAGACAGCAGGAATTTTGATAGGAAGTTAGCGAAGTCACAACAATCAATGAAAGGCTTCGGTGCTGGAGCGGCAACAACCAAAGGTAGTATTATAGGATTAGCCGCAAGATTTGCACCACTAGCCGCAGGTATAGTAGCAGTAGGAGCCGCATTTAAAGGTGTAGGTGCTACACTAAGCACAGCAAGTGGCTTTCAGGATGTACAAGTAACACTAAGCAACCTAGTAGGTAGTGCAGAAGGTGGTGCAGCCGCACTAGCAAAGATCAAGAAGGTAGCAGAAGACTTACCATTTGAATTTGAAGCATTAGCCCAAAGTGCCCCAGCCTTAACCACAGTGAGTGGTACAATTGGTGAATTAGAAGACAATATGAGATTAGCGGCTGACTTAGCGGCTAACTTTGGTATTCCTTTTGAAGTAGCGGCAGGACAGTTACAGAGATCCTTTACAGCAGGTGCAGGTGCCGCTGATGTGTTCAGAGAAAAAGGTGTGTTAAGTGCTGCAGGATTTCAAGCAGGTGTAACATACAGTATAGATGAAACAAGAAAGAAATTTGAAGAGTTTGGTAAAACAGTTGAAGGCTCAGCAGTACAATTAAACAATACTCTAACTGGTGCATTAAGTCAGACATCAGATAGATTTACAGCATTCCGAGACAGTATCGGACAAGCAATGCTACCCACATTTCAAGTATTCTTAACAGAACTAGTAAGCATATTTGATGAGAACAAAGTAGCCATCACAAACTTTGGTAACGCAATAGGACAAGGTGTAGTTAGAGCATTTAAACAAATGCTAACAGGTGGTGCTGTTGTTGTAGACTTTATTACTATGTTGTTTAACACATTTAAGAGTTTGGCAATCTTTATACAAGACAAATTTGGTAATGTTATAGCCACAGTGATGGATTTTGCTGTTAAAGCAATTGGCGGTGTTGTTGAAGCCGTTGCTTTCTTAGGCACAGGTATAGGTAAACTAATATCAATTGCAACAGGCAATGATGATATACAATTATTCTTTGAAAACATACAAGCAGCCGCAAACAAAGCAAGAACAGGTGGACTAGACAGAGTTAAAGAAAGTTTCGAAGACTTAGGCACTGCCTTGCCAGTTACCACAGCACAAGATTTCATAGCAAACTTATTAGCAGGTGTTGAAGAGGGTGCTATACAAATTGAAGAAGCACAAAGACAGATACAAGAGAAGTTAGCAAAAACAGGTGATGACACATTAATCACAATTGCACAAAGTACCAACCAAACAATGGAAGAACTTGCAAAACAGTTCGGCGCCTATTCCGATGGTGCATTAGAAGTACTTAAAACATTCGAACAAAGCACTAAGAAACTAAGCGATGACTTAGCAAGTGCATTAATGGAAGGACAAAGCACAGGTGATGTGTTTAAGAACTACTTTAAAGGCTTAGTCACAGAGATGATATCACAAGCACTTAGACTAGCAGTTATACAACCACTGTTAAGCAGTATATTTGGAATACAATTTGGTGCAGGTGGTAGTTTTGAAGGATTTAGCGGTAAAGGATTGATTAACTTTGGTGGTCCTAAAGCAAACGGTGGTAGTGTGATGAAGAATCGTCCATATCTAGTAGGTGAGCGTGGACCAGAATTATTTACACCAGGTGCAAGTGGACAAATTACACCTAACAATGCATTAGGTGGCGGTACTCAAGCAGTAACATACAATATCAATGCAGTAGATGCAAGAAGTTTCAAACAACTAGTAGCCCAGGACCCAGAGTTTATATATAACATCACCAGAGTAGGCCAGAGGAGGTTACCAGCATAATGAGTTTACAAACAATAATTGACAATGCTACATTTATAAGTTTTGAGCAGAAGAAAATAGCAGGACAATCTATGAGTAGAAGTGGTAGATTGCTCACATCAGAATTTGCAAGTAGTGTGCCTTTTAAATTTACAGTAGGTATGCACGAAGGCTTAGCATATAGCACAAACAGAGATCTAATTAGTTCATTGAATACATTAGATATCACTGTTGAAGAAAACATCGACATAGGCTCTACCAATGCTGGTATGAGTTATATTACAAATGCATTAGGTGATAGTTTTACAGGCTCTCTGTCAGCAACAAGTGCAAGTGGTAGTACATTAGTAGTAAACACTAGCAGTGCAAGTGGCAGTGGTAACTTGTTTAAGAAAGGTGATTTGATATCACTGGGTAGCAGTTATAGATATCCATATTTTGTCACAGCAGATGTTGCTTGGAGCGGTAGTAGTGTTAGTGTACCTTTACATAGACCTTTTATAGCACAAGACGGATACACAGTAAGCGGCAAGGCTATACTAATAGGTAAAGATGTAACTTGGAATGTTAAAATGGTAAACAAGCCAACATACAGTGTTGTACCACACGATAGAGTAGTGTTTAACACAGATTTCGAATTAGTAGAAGTTATTAGAAAAGAGGACGGTTAATGAGTACTAGTATACCAGCAGTTGATAACGAACTAAACATCAAACACGCACTGTTATTAGATTTAACATTTGGTGCCAATGTGTATTATGTTAGTTCAGCATTTAAGCCTATCACATTTGATGGTAATACATACACTGAGTTAGGTTCTTTTTTACAACTAGGCGAAATACAAGATGATATCAAAACCACAAACGGTGATATTGGTATTACACTAAGTGGTGTACCACAAGAAAACCTAGATGCTGTACTTGACACAAAAGTCAAAGGTGGTGAAGTAATAGTACGCAGAGCATTCTTTAATGATGATTTTAGTTTAGACTCAGGTAATGTAGTACAACGATTTAGAGGCGTTATCACCAACTTACAAATTGAAGAAAATTACGATATACTAGAAGGTGACAGAACAAACTCCGTGAGTGTGAGTTGCAGTAGTATTGTAACCATACTAGAAAACAAAACATCAGGACAACGCACATCACCAATAGACAGAGATAGATTATTCCCAGGTGATCAAACATTTAAGCGAGTACCAGATTTACACAATATACAATTTGACTTCGGTAGAGAATCAAATGGTGCAGGTGGATCAGGTGGTGGTGGATATGGCGGAGGCGGTAGCCGAGGCCGTGGTGGTGGCCGTAACCAACAACATAGGTAAAGATATAAAGATATGAAGATAAGAAGAGCAACAATACAAGATTTTGATAGAATAATGGAATTAATGATTAACTTTGCAAACAGTTCACCACTACAAGCACATCATAATCCACAGTACAATGATACTTATGTGAGAAGATTGCTGTGCGAAGTAATCAAAAACGGATGTATAATAGTAGGTGAGCACGAAGAACGCATAGAAGGTATGTTGATTGCTTATGTAAATGCAGATCCGTGGTTACCCGAAGTTAAAACATTAAGAGAATGGGCTTGGTGGGTTGAAGAAGATTACAGACACACCAGTCTAGGGTACAAATTACTTAAGAAATACATTGAGTATGGTACTAAGATGAAAGAAGCAGGTGTAGTAGATGAGTTTATGCTCACAATGATGGATATATCACCGGAATTAGGTCTCGAAAAACGAGGCTGGAAGAAAGTAGAACACAATTTTGTGTACCAAGGAGTTTAGATGGCAGTTTTTACAGCAATAGCAAGTGCAATCGTTAGTGTTTTTACCACAATGGGTGCTGTGGCAACATTTCAGGGCTTTATGGCAGGTACACTAGGTATAGGAGCCACAATTGGTGTTGCTCTTGTAGCAGGTGGTTTAGGAATAGCCACAGCAAAAGTACTAGGACCCAAAGTCCCCAGCATACAAGCGGCCAAAGATCCAGGTGTAAAAGTACAATTACAACCTAGCACAGATAATAGAGTGCCAGTGTTTTATGGTAGAGTAAACACAGGTGCAATTGCAGTAGATGCCGGCATCAAAAATAGAAATAACACTATGGTGTATGCTTATGTTATTGGTGAGAAAACAGACACTGGCTCATACACTGTAAACAACATATACAGAGGTGATGCTAAACTTAATTTTACAGGTGCAAGTGTTAGCAGTATCACAGACCCTAACGCAACATCAAGTAACAATGTAAATGGTAAGATGCGTTGTAGAGTGTATGCAGGTAACGCACAAAGCAGTGCTAACCAAATATTCCCTGCAACAGGCAAAGTAGCCGCACAAACATTATTATCCACAATAGACAGTAGCACAAATTACGAAGACTTAGTTTATGCAATATTTGAAGTAGATTATGACGCAGAAAATGGTCTTACAGGATTGGGTCAAATCACTTATGATATCACAAACAGTTTAACTAATCCTGCAAATGTATTATTAGACTATTGTCAAAACGACCGCTATGGTGCAGGCCTTAGTAGCAGTGAATTAGACTTACCTAGTTTTGATGATATGTTTGATTACTGTTCAGAGCAAGTAGACTACATATCAACAGCAAATGTAACACTACAGCATAACAGATGGCAAATTGATGGTATGATGAGTACATATCAACCAGTCAAAGACAACATTGATCAAATATGTCAAGCCAGTAACACATTCTTTTCATATAATCCTAAAAGAGGTTCATTTAGTGTAGTGCCTAACAGAGCCGCCACAACATCAGAGAAAAATGCTGCCTATGTGTTTGATAACAATAACATTATAGATAAAATTGATGTTGCTTCAACAGAACTATACAGTATGTATAACAGCATTGAAGCAGAGTATCCTGCAGTAAATCAAAAAGATCAAACCAGTACTGTGTATGTGGCTACACCTGGTGTTGATAGAAATGCTAACGAGCCAGACAATGGACTAAATGTTAGATATGATATAGTAAACGATGCACCTCGAGTCAAGAACTTGGCAAATATTGATTTGCGTCAAAGTAGAGTTGACCAAGTACTCACATTTGATGCAGACTACAGTGCAATACAAGTTGATGTAGGTGACATAGTAAAAGTAACAGAACCAACATATAATTTTAGCAATAAATTGTATAGAGTTATGCGTACAGTAGAAAAAGAACTCCCTAACAGTATGTTAGTAGTAAGTGTGGTATTATTAGAATACAGTGATGATGTATACGAACACGAAGTGGTGCAAAGTCAAACTCCACCGGGAGTAAGTCTTATCCCAGGATGGTGGACAGGCATATGGGGTAATATTGATTACTCAAACATAGCAAACATTATTGGCAATATAGTCATTGTGGATGATCCGCTAGGTAATGTGGCAAATGTTGTTGATCCACCAACAGGTAATGTTTTAGCCAATGTGGATATTGGTAATGTAATATACGGACCAGGTGCAGGTGGACCAGGCATACCAAGTATCAACTTCCCTATCACAATACCGAACATACCTGACATTGACAAAATACTTGCTAACTTAAATTTACCAGGTGTGGGTAACTATGAGCCAGAGATGCAAACAATCTTCCCAACAACAGGCAGTACTTTTGTGCCAGGCGAAGTAGTTAATGTATCTATACCACAGCCAGATCCAATACCACAAGATCCTGCTTTCCCAGTAGGACCATTATCACCTGATGTATTAGCAGAATTACAATTAGAGTTTGGTGGTGTAGGCAGTAACAGAAGTATAAAAAGTAACACAGCAAACATAGCATTAAATAACAGAGGTGGTATTACCAGAGGTACAATAGGTGATGTACAGGCTGGATTACAATATGATGAAACAGACTCAAACACCAATGTAGCAAACAGCCAAGTAGTTGACGCAACATTGTTCACTGAAAATAGTAGAATTAGTCCAGCAGATCTCATTGACTTAGGCGGAATGGACTATGGATTGTTTAGTGCAATCAACACAGCACAGCCTTTAGGTGGTATTGACCCAGGTGGCAACCAAGTGTCATATTTGCCTAGTAGGCGTGTGGGATATCAAGAATTTGATATTGATGCAAATGGCAAATATACACCAAATGCAAATGCAGCAATAGACAAATATTACTTCCCTGCAGGTATACAAGCCAGTGGCATTACTTCAATACCTATTTTAACAGAAAACTTTAAGTATGAAATATCACCAGCAGAAGGTAGTGATATAGCAGTATCATTAGGCTTACCACCAGCAAGTGCTACTAAAGCCTATGTGCCAAGTGCAATGATTATAGAAAATTGGGGTAACAGTGATTTAGCAGATCCAGGTTCCTCTGTGCGTGGTTTCAATGTCACAAACTTAGACAAGCGTATTACCAAATCAGATGTATATTTAGATATTGGAGGATTCTTTTAATGGAAAAATATGTATTATACAACAATGTTACCGGCAATATTTATTATATTAAGAAAATTAAAGAAGCCAAAGCAATAAAATTATGTGAACTAAATGCTAATATGAATATGAGTTACATATTAGAAAGTGCAATCACTGGCTCAGTGACTGACAGTAGAACACAAGAATTAGATTTAAGCACAACACCTCCCAGTGCTAGGCATTTACCAGAGTATGCACCTAGTGCAAGTGATTTAGCAAAACAAAAAAGAAATGCATTGCTTACTGCCTGTGATTGGACAGTAGGAGTAGACTCACCTCTCACTGATGCTAAGAAAGAAGAGTGGAAAACATACAGACAAGCATTGCGAGACTTTGATTATGCTGGTGTTACACAAGATTTTGGCATTGTATGGCCAACACAACCAAGTTAAGGATATAAAGATATGATATATGATGGATTAATACTGAGAATGTTTGATGAAGAGGGCAATTACATAGGACACCCAAGTAGAAAATTACTTGTAAATGCTGAAGTTATAGACATTGATGAATATGCGGCTAACAGTAACGGTCGTTTAGTGCTACCAGACGCTGAATAGTTGTGGAGGCTGATGTCTTCTTAAAGGCTAGTAACAATTGGTCTAGTAAAAAAGAAACTATGAGCGGCAGTGGTTCAACTATAGAACACACCAGTAACATAAGACTCAACTTACCTAAACTGTTAAAAGAATACAATGTTAAAACAATGTTTGATGCACCTTGTGGAGACGGTAATTGGATTAAAGAATGTGATTTAGGTAACACCAAATACACTGGTGGTGACTTAGTATCTAAGTTTGTTGAAGTAAACCCAATGCCAAATCTAAGTGTATTTGATATCACACTAGACACATTCCCACTTGTTGATTTATGGATGTGCAGGGCTTGTTTATATCACCTAAGCATAGAAGATATAACAACAGCAATTGATAACTTTAAAAATAGTAATATCAAGTATGCACTCATAACTAGTCACACAGGTAAATCAGGTGGTGATATTACAACAGGTGGTTTTAGAAGGTTAAACTTAGAAGAATATAATTATTTTGGACTAGGCAAACCCATAGATAAATTTAACGATGTACTTTATAACAATATGCAAGAAGAAATGCTATTGTTCGGTAAATACTAGAAGCGGAGAGAATATATGCCATTAGGTAGTAGCAAAATTGCAGTCAATAAAAACAGGACACTAGGCGTCAATAGTGGCGGTACTCCTTTTGATCTTGTAGTCTCGGTTGTAGAAACACTCACAAATAGCCATACTGTAAATTATGCAGTTACCACTAATGTACCTAATATCACATTAACTTTTAAAATTGAAACAAACTTAACAGGTTTAGACTTTCAAAACGGAAGTGTAAACGGCACAGTGTCTATAGATGGTAATGGTTCAGGATCATTTGACATACAATTATTAGATGGATTAGGTAGTCCTAATAATCCTGAATTTAGAACAAATATAACCAGGGGTAGTGCTGTTTTAGTTGAAGGTGATTTACATACTATTACGGCTTTACAACCTGTACAACTATTAGGTGCTCGTAGCAAAAAACTAATAACGCTGTATCCAGGTGGTAACGCCGCAGTATATCAAGTTGCAGACTTTACAAATACATTAAATTCGCCCACTGATACAGATATAACAATGAATATAACTAGCCTAGGCGATTATAGCGAATACACTGGTAATGCTAATTTAGAAATGCAAGTAGTAATAGTAGGTGGCGGTGGTGGCACAAACAGTGCAAATACATCATTGCCTACATTTACTAGTGGTACTGGCGATAATACATACACATACGAACCTTGGAAATTTATGGGACTTAATGGTGGTGCTGGTGGTAATACATTACGATTTGATGTGCCACTAGCAAATTTAAGTGTAGGCGCATACAATGGCACAATAGGAAAAGGCGGAGCAATTGGAACTTCAAGTACAAATTATGTAGCAGGTGATGGTGGTAATACCACTTTCTTAGGATACACTGTAGAAGGCGGCCTCGGCGTAGAATCAGGACAAGTTTATGAACCAGGTTCATACTACCGTGCCGGCTTCGGTGCATCTGAAAAAACAGTTACTCGCACTAATGAAAGAGCAGGCGGTGGCGGTGGCGGTGGTATGGGAGTACAAACGCTTGGTGCTGGCCTTCCTGACTTGGATCCAGGATTTGGATATATTTTTAATGCTGACCAAGATATGACGGGTGCTAAATACCAACAATTCCCCCGCAGCGGTTATGTCGGCCCAGGTAGCCCACCTGATAATGACTCAGGAGGATGGGGATCAGCAAGAGTTCCTATTATTGTTGACGGTATTGTAGTTAGTACACCACTCCCTAGTGTATCCGGATGGTTTTATGATAATGTCCCAGCAACAGCACCAACCCTCGGATCCTTCTTTTTCGGCATAGGTGGTAACGGATCTGCCTTCCCAGGCGATGCTGCTGGTTTAGCAAATAGAGATGTAGAATGGCAGAATACATTTAACTCTACTAACGATCCTAAAACAGGTGTAGGCCCCGGGTATCAGCATCCACAAAACGCATATGGACAAGGCGGAAGTGCTACTACAACATCAGGTGCTACAGTGCCAAATAGTTATGGTCCGGATTTATTAACTGTCACAGTTACTCCAAGTGTAGGTAACAACGGTACTATACAAGTTAGATATCCTTATTTTGTTGCTAGTAGATCAATTGACAGTTAAAATTACACAATTTGCATAAATAGTATTAAATTAATTTCGATAATACCTTAGTGTTATCGTCTAATCCCTTAGGAGTTCAAAATTATGTCATCTCGTCTATTAGACTTTCAATCTTACATCGGTGGTTCAGATAATGTACAAGTTATCAACCTTTTCCCACGCAGTCAAAAAACATTTACATACGACTTTAATGTCGATGTTAGTGGCTGGACATTTACAGCAGATAAACAAAGTCTAGTTTTAGACAATATTGCTTACGACCGTATTAGTAAATTACCAAATTTTGCAGACAGTATAATCACAGGTTATATGAATAGTAGTACAACTATTCCTGCAGGAACATATATTAATGAAACAAATGCTTCATCAGGAGTAATTTATTTTACAATACCAGAAGAAAGATACACAGGACCATTATTACCAAATGCAAGAAAAAATCCTGTGATGACAGTAGTTAGTTTTGAATGGGCATCAGATGCAACTCCACCAGTAAAAGAATCACACAGATGGGCAGTCATAGAAACTTGGGAACCAGGTGTAACAGTAGGTGATCCTGCAGTTAGTACTAACTATGTGCCAATTGGCGTAGGTGCAGTAGCATCGTTTACAGATAACAGTTCAACTGATAGTGATAGAGTGCCAGGTGCTTACACAGTAACAGGCCTAAGTAACGGCGAAGGTACTGGTGCAACATTTAGTGTACAAGTAACTGCCGGTGGGGTAACAAACATAGATCTTATATCAAGAGGTACATTATACAATGCCGCTGACACAATCCAATTACTAGATGTTAATATGGGCAGTGGCGGAGCCGCAGACATAACAGTAACAGTATCGACAGTAGCGTAAGGAGTATAATATGGCTAATATAGTACTTTCAGCAAATACAACCAGTATAAATGTCGACACAACCACAAGCAATGTTGATGTAACCACATCGACAAGCACTATTAAGGTAGGTGAAACTACCTTTGTTGCAAACAACTTAGTAAGAGCCGCTATTAGTGTTGCCAACAATGGTGGCGATGGTAGTTTAAGTTATGATGAACCAACAGGTGTTATCACATACAATGGTGTAACCGCTGCAGAAACAAGAGCACACTTTAGTGGTAGCAATGGGGTAGACTACAATAGTTCAACTGGTGCTATAACAGCAGACAGTGCAGAAATTAGAGCATTATTATCTAATGTAGCACCAATTACATATAATGCATCCACAGGTGTAATAGGCTTAGAACAAACACTCGATGACTTAACTCTTAAAAAATATCAAGAAACAGTAGTCAATAATGGAACACTAAGTGGTGATATTTCAGTAAACATCGCCGATGGTACTATCCATCAAGTAACACTAACAGGCGATATTACAGGCATTACATTAGCAAACATAAGCACTGGTGGTAGTGCAACTATATTACTCACACAAGACGGAATAGGTGGCAGTACAATAGATACCACTACAACACCTAGCAATTGGACAAATTGGAATTTCACAAACGAATTTACAGCATTAGATGCTACAGCAGATGCTTGGAGTGCATTGAATGTTCTTTATGATGGTTCTGAATACTATGCTACAGTTATCACAGGATCAGGAACAATTGATAATGCAACTCTAGAAATTATTAAGGCATATATCGAAACAAATGGCTTGGATATGGAAAACACTGTTACTAGTAATAGTAATATTTCAAGCACAGCAAATATTTCTGCAAACACATTTAAAACCACAAACATTGAATCGCAAGGTGCATTAGATGTTAAATTTAATGCAGACGGCAGTTTCAACCTTGACGCATTTACTGTAAGCAACAGCGATGGTGCTTTTATACAGGCATTTCAACAGGCACAAGGCACAACATCTTTGAAAACCTTTAGAGTAGGTAGTGATAGTATTGGTGAGGGACAAACTCAAACAGGTACTTTAAAAGTTTATGGTGCAGATCCACTGTATAATCTTTTACCTGCAATAGATGTTGAGAGAGGTAATGTTGTAATAGCAGACAGAATTAGTGCAGGTTCATTAGCCACAGATACTCATACATTTACAGGTAATGTTGATGTCACAGGTAACATAGAAGTAAGCGGTAATTTAAACTATAGAAATGTTGAAGACTTATATGTAAGAGATCAAAGTATCACACTAAATGCTAATGCGGCTACAAATGCCACAGTAGAAATTATAGCAAACAGACCGCAAAACACTAGCACACTGTTAAGATGGAATGAAACCGCAGACAAATGGCAGTTCACAAACGATGGTAGCACATTTTATGACATACCAACATCAACAAGTGACTTAGCAGAAGGTACTAACTTATATTACACAGATGCTAGATTTGATACAAGACTAGCAACCAAGTCAACAACTGACTTAGCAGAAGGTACTAATTTATACTACACTGATAGTAGAGTACAAAGCAAAATTGATAGTTATGTACTAGGTTCAGAAAACATCACAGTCACTAGTGGCGTCCTTGCTACAACATCAGCACTGGGTAACACTAACAGCCTCACAGCACAAAGTGGTAGTGGCTTAACATTTAACAGTGATGATGGTACTATAGTAACAAGTAAATTTGGTATAAACAGTACTGTAACTGAAACAGCAAACATTGCCGGTAAAGGCTTTGGTGTGTTTAACTACAGTAACGGACTAAGCACTACTATTTCTTATAGTGGCACAGATTCGCTTGAATGGTATGAAATTGATGGTAGTGTAGTATCAGGTTCAACCACTATGACTATCACAAGTGTAGTAAGAGGTATAGACAGTACAACAGCAGCAGTAAGTGATATAATTGTAGGACAAGTAATAGCAAATGGTACTAGTGCAAGTACTCCAGGAAGTACTGATTTAATTATATTCCCAGATGATGCTTATGTGGTAAGTGTTGACTCAGGTGCTGGCACAGTTGAAATGAGCCAACCAGCAACCCAAACAACATCATTTACTCACACCACAGATGGTATAATACTAGATGCAGGCTTAGTTGATACTACCACAGGCTTAGTTATTAAATTATTAAGTCAATTGAGATCACTAGGTAGTGGTAGTGATAGTGCTTTATTTTTTAGATCAGTTAGAAACACACCTTTTGGATATCCAGCATCAGGACCAGTACCAACAGACTTTGATATAATTACCGCAGGCACAGCCAGTGATTACTCAATGACATTGAGTACCTTTATGATAGGTCAAACACCAGTAACAAATGATATAACAGTGTTAAACGCACCAAAAGGTATAACAATAGGTGAAAACACTCAACTTACCAACAGAGGTGAGAATGATCAAGTAGGTTGCTTTGGTATGAACCTAATGTGGGACGGTTTAACTTCTGCAACTAATCCAATACAACCACAGATGTTGTTCAAGAGTTACACAGATAACACAGAACAAGGTGAAGTAGGATCTATTAGTGGAGGTGGACCTAGACTGTTCTTTACTAGTGCAAACGGTAACTCAAATGATAATGCGTTTGATACATATCCAAGAGCAAACCAAGAATTAGGTAGAATAAGTTTTTGGGGTACCACAGGTGAACAGTTAACACCAAGTTCATATTCTGTACCTTCATATATGAGTGTACAAGCCGCAGATGATTGGGATACTTGGGGCGGTGGTGTTGCAGGTAACACAGATGTGTATATGGCTTCAACAGCAGGTGGTCAAGCACAAACATATCTAGCATTTAAAAATGGTGAATTATATTTAACTGGTAGTAACAGCAATCCAGTTACATTTGCACCAGCACAGAGTGCATCAGGTTTTAGACCAGAACTTGCTTATGACGGTTCAACCACATTGTGGGCAAACATTAACTATGCTAACACAGGCACAAATGCAGGTGCTAAATTTACTGTAACTAACGGTGATAGTGTAGATGCAGGTGTTGTAGGTGATATGCAAATAGCATTGAAAAGAAATGACAACAGTTCAAACCTAACAACCCCAGTTAGAAGTATACTGTCAGGAAGTGCAAGTGGTTCATTAGAAAATGGTAAAATAGTATTTACTTTTGATGATGATGGCAGTATTGGTAGTACTCTAAATGGTTTAGCGGCAACAGTAAGTGCTCCAAGCACAATTGATGAATCAATATACAACGGCGGCCCATTTTACGGAAGTGGTAATGAAACAGCACTAGGCAGCAATGTATATGATTTGAGTTTTGCTTTCAGTTTCAGTGGTGTTGCATACTACTACATTTTAAGTGGTGGTAGCAGAGTAAGTTACACTGATATTGGTGGTACAGATCCATACTATTTTGTTACACAAACATTAGGTATGACAGTAACCACAGTAGTAAGTTCAGGTGTTACTGCTAAAGAATGGAAGTTCAACTTAGAAGAACAATCAGATGACTTAAAGATACAAAGTGATGGCACAACTGTTATGCACTTTACAGATCAAAGAGTGTTTATAGATGAAGTATTTAGATTACATAACTTAACCACCACAGAGATTAATGCATTGCCAAGTCCACAGTCAGGTGATACAGTATACAATACTACACTTAATCAAGTATGTTTTTACAATGGAACAGCGTGGCAGAAAATAACTTCAGCAACAATGTAAGGAGTAGCAATGGCTAGTAGAAGAATGTACAAAGGGTCTGTGTGCAAATTAGATTGCGGTGGACATAGAGCAGGTGCTAGATATGCTAGAAGTGGTGGATCAAAGCCATCACCTAGCAGTAGTAGTTTTAACAAAGGAATGAAAATTGCACAAGGTGGTGCAGCAAGAAGATCAACAAGGAGATAACAATGCCAAAGTCACAAAGAGGCGGAATGAAGAAAAAGAAGAAAACACAACGCGGTGGAAAGAAAGGATTTAAAAGAGGATAACTGGGCCACATACTTTGCTAAGATACGCGGAGTATGTCCTTGGAGTTATCAAGCACATATGAAAAACAACATAATGTTTGTGGATTACAGTGAAATATCACATAATACTTGGGCTATGTTGTTTGGATCAACCAAGCACGAAGCATTTGTGTATAAATGCACTGGTAAAACAGTTGATTGGTTAAATAGTATGTGTGATGAATTAAATGAACAATATGCTGACAGTGAATGGTTGTGGAGTCACCCAGAAGAAGGTGGAGACTCAACTCCAATACCAGTGTTAATACAACAAAACAAAGCACAACTAGAACAGTTGCGTGAAAAAATAGGATATGAAGAGGAATAAAGATGGAAGAACTACAAATATTTGAACAGCATAAAGAGTTGCTCGACACATTAGAGGGTGAAAAATTAAATATTGCAGTAAGATTTATTGTTGATAACCCAGACTGTAGCACTGATGTAGTAGCAATGGCAGTAGAGAAGCAATATGCCTAAAACAAAAGCAGAGGTAATAGAAATCAACGATCTAGCCAAAGAAATCGAAACTGTAAAGGATGTTCATCTTGCTCATATACACGATTGTATACACAGAGTAGAAGATGAGTTGAAAGAAAACAAAAAACACTTCAATGGGCGTTTAGACAAGTTAGATAACCGTATTTTTTGGGTCCTAGGGCTTACTGTAACGACCTTAGCAGGCATTATAGCCAATATGGTAGTATAAGGTGCCAGTTGCTCCTAATTACATAAAAGACGCCGCTAAAAGAGCCTTAAAAGCCAGGGAGAATGTGCCGCCAAGTAGAAAAGCAGGTACAGCAGTAGGCTTAGCAAGAGCAAATCAATTGGCAAACGGTGCAAACTTATCTGAAAACACACTCAAAAGAATGCGTAGTTATTTAGAAAGAGCCAAAGAGAACTACGAAAACGCAAGGTCACAAGGCTTAGACTTAGAATCAAGCAAAGCCATACAAGCATATTACCTATGGGGCGGTCCTAGAGCCCTTGCTTGGGTAAACTCACAATTAGATTAAAAAAAGGTTGACATCTAACACCTAGGTGTTATAATAGTTGCATACTCTAAAGTAACTTGTTAAGGCAAGCAAAAAAGGGAAAAGATTAGAAAAGAGGTTATGGTTTTGAGACAAGAATGCGGATGCAGGAGTCAAGAAAAATTGCAAACCTCACTTTTAATTTAAAAAAAGGTTGACATCCCTTAAATAGATGTTATAATTAGAAAGTTATCACAACAATAATGTTGTGTTAACGCTAACAGCGTTTCAATAATGTGTGGACACTGTTAGTCTTTATGTTTAAAGCCCTTAATACAGGCTCCTTTTATTATATAAACTGACATTTACTATTATAAATCTGTATTAGGGGCTTTTTTATGACTGTAAGTTCTTGATCTATAAAGTGTTTATTTTACTTGACATTGACTAGATAAATGTGTATAATACTACTATGTTAAGCAATAATGCTTACATTTAATAGGTAGGAATATTATGAACACAAAAGAAATGAAAGAATTAGCAAAAAACATTAGTCCTAGGACTAAGATGACTGCATTTGATCAAGTTGATCCTCAATGCAAAATTGCTGAGAATATGGCAGAGATACTTAAAAATACTGCTTATGACAAAGACTCAGGTGATACTATAGGCAGTAGATCAAGTGTTATGAATTTAGAAGAGATGAATATTCTTACGCCTGATCCTAGCGGTTACCCTATAATTGCTTGGGCCAGAGTAACTGTACAGGACAAATACAGTGAAAAGAAAAATGGCAAATACCAGTCATATGAAAACTTTTGGGACAAAAATAATCCAGAACAACTGCTTGGTAAAAGAACATTTTGGCAGAAAAAATATATGACATTTAGTATTTTTAACCATATAGAAGGCGCAGATTGTGTACATCCATTATGTACATTTAGCACTTATTTTATGGCTAGACATAAGTCACATATGGATTTATGTATAGGTGATATGTTGTTTGAATATTCTGAATTGCAAGAAGACATTACTATCAACATAGAAAACAAATTATTGAATAAAGAAGGTGATATAGATCTAGATGTGCTTAGAAATATGCTAGGTATTATGCTAAGTGTGGCAAACAAAGCCAAAGTAGATAATGAAGAAAAAGTTGCTAAAATGAGCAAAATGTTAGGAGTGGCGTAATGAAGATTGTAGACACAAACTTAATGGATTTTGAAGGCAAACAAGTTATCATTAACAATGAAAAGTATGATCTTATGATCCGCCAGCCTATGGGCGATAGTGCGTTGATTGGTATTGGTAAAGATATCTATACTGAAATAGATGGTGAACCGGAATGGACTGGCTTCAATTGTCTAGGCACTATGCAGTTGATGATAGATCCTGAAGATTATATGATTACCAGCATATATGGTTTAGAGTTAAATAATGTTAATCTAAAGGCTAATCAAATCAAGGCCACTTAACTACCCAAATATGTGCAAAGAAGATAAATAAAGTTATACCGGAGAAATAAAATGGCAAAAAGAATAAACAACAAATTTGAAAGAACATACGGTTTTCACATCAGCGATTTCGCAAAATCTGAGAGTGTAACCGATGAAGCAATAAGGATGAGAATCAGAAACTTTGGTTCAATCTATCAGCGTCGTAAAACACCTACCAAATATGAGAAATTGTATGGTAGAACTTGGTATGAGATTGCTGAAGAACGCAAGTTACATCCGCAAACAATTGAAACACATCAAACAAAATACGGTGATGCATACTATCATAATCCTGATTGGCATTTGACTAAAACTGTATTCGAAGATGTTCCTAGATGGCGTCAAGCAGTGCAAGAAGGCGAGTATTGGAACAAACAAGCACCTCTTTATCACCCAAGTCACCCCGACTATGATGCATATAGATCAGGTGAAATGTATCCAGATGATTACATAGGTGGTAGTAGTATGACCGCTGAAGAAGTAGAAACAATGATGCGTGAAGCAGGCTGGGAGAAATACTAATGAATAAACACTTCCCCGCTGAAGAAACAGTAATTGCTTACAAGCAAAAAAAGTTACCCACAATCACATACGCAAAAATGAATGATCTAGACAAAGATTATTTGAGATATATGTACAGTATGTTTTACGGACATATCTTAGATCAGAAAGACGGTGATGCTGAACAAAGAGGTTTATACAAATGGTTTTTTGATACCCCACAAGATCATTTGCCAAGACCTAGTAAGAAAGCAAAATTAAAAACACAATACAACACTTGGGCTAGTTTCTTGCAAGGTGTTGACAGCAACTTCGATGAGGGCACTGATGACTTCTCACTAAAACAATTAGAGTATGTAGTAGAAGCAGTGAATATGGCTGTAAAGTATTTTAGCAATAAGTGGATTGATTTTGAACCACAAGTTCAAGCAAACCGAGTAAGATTATTAAAGATATAAAAAAACCTCACTAGAGGTAAGACAATAGTGAGGTTTTAAAGTTGTATTACCGAAGGCCACTAAGGTAATACTTACCGGGGTAATTAACGAATGGCAAAAAACGCTAATTATGTAGCAAAAATAAGTGGCAAAACTTAAAGCATATATTAGGATAATATTTGTTGCTACAATATTATTTATCCTAAATCATAAATTTACATCAAATTTAGTGATAAAGCATAAATAGAATTACAAGGCAAAACACATTATGGCAAATCATCACAGAACCCTCAAATAATCAACACATAAGGCTGGCGGGCCAGGTTATAATTCCGCTGAGAAAGGGCTGGTAATACAGCACTCGTAACATAGTAAGACACTCCCCTAGATTTATCTAGTTAAAGGAGTCACACAGTAGAACCCTACGCTGAACGGATTACTATAGTGTAAATGTTGATACACGAAAAGCATCGCATAACGCATAAACAGAGAACATATAAGGTAACGAAGTTCTTAATGCTGTAAAGCATACCTCAGAGAGTATGGAGTGAGTGAGAGATCCATTGCGTTAGATGTAAAAATACTCTCTTCCTAAAGGCTATCGATCGTTAACATCAAGTCTTTTTTTTTAAGGAACCTGTGTATGGTTCCTTATGACTTCAATTCCTTACATCAATTCTTCTTTATATGTTCTCTAGTAATCAAATACGAAGTATCTAAACAACAAAGGTTCGAGCGAGCAAAGCGAGTGTTAGAACTTGTAGTTGGTTTCGCCTTTAGGTGATATAGATGTTGTAGGGTTATAAATATCCCATATGCAGTTAACACAAAAAGAAAGAAAAAGACTTATTACCAAAGGCAGTGTGCCACTACAAATGGAATATTGGTGTAGAACTGTAGCACTAGATCCAAATCCCACACAACAACAAATAACCACAGTCAGAGAACTATTTGATATAAAAGATGCTTATAATCGCAACAAGCATTGGATATTTGAAGACAAATTACGACTCACAGAAGTCTCATACCACACTATCCCCCGTAAAAAAGCCAATTCCTGATAAATAACTGTGCGTTCACACTACGCTTAACAGTGATATACAGGAATAAAAATGACTGAAGATAACAACCAAGACCCAAGTTTCGCGGAATCCCCACAAAAAGAAGATTGGATAGAGATAGATGGCAAATACTATGTTCAACTTGACGATTCTTACGAACTAGAAAACAAACCTTATCAACCCAAACGCAGATACGCAGAAAAAACAGTGCGTGGTGTTGTGGTAGGTCGTGGCCAAAACAAACAAATCATTCCTGTAGAAGAAGTGCGTAAATTAGCCGCACTACATTGCTCATACAAAGATATGGCTGAATACTTTCAAGTAAAAGAAGGCACATTCCGTGATCATTTTAGATCAGAAGTAGAAAGAGCAAGACAAAAATTAAAGCATAGACTATCTGAAGCAATGATAGAAAATGCTATACACAGATGTAATCCAACTATGCAGATATGGTTAAGCCGTAATTGGTTAGGCATGAACCAAGACAAAGAATTAACAC